GACAGTTATTAACCTGGGCACTTCGACCGGATTGATTACTATGGCTGTGGGCACTGGCATTACTGCGGTGGGCAACTTGGTTGTTGCTATTACCGGCAGTGCAGCGGGTGTTGGTGGCGCGGGACAATTCTTGTTCCGCAAGACCGGCGATGCTGCTTACACTGTGTATCGCATTGCTTAAACTTGAATGGGGCTTCGGCCCCATTTACTAAGGAAACAATATGCCAAATAACAAATCAACTGGTGTCGCTTATGAAGACCCGCAGCTTGATGGTGCAGTAATGGGTAAAACGGGTGGTACTGCCGGATTTTTCGGCGCTACTCCTACTAACCAACTTGCAGCGTTGACCTCACTGAACTTCAGCACGCTCACCACCGCTACTGTCGGTGCTTTGACCACGGCGCAGATTTCTGCCCTACAAACTAATGTCAACGGCATTATTACGGGTTTGAAGTCGCTAGGGATCATGGCTTCGTCTTAAACCGAACGGGAAGGGGGCCAAAAGCCCCCTTTTCAATATGGAAATATATTTATCACACCCAGTTCATGGCCGCAAAGTGGCGACTATGGAACTTGAAGCCGATTACGATGAGAAAAACGGCTGGACACGATATACTCTGGATACGCCCCAAGTCACTGAGGCGGCTCCTGTAAACGCACTGGAAGTAAAGCGCCGTCGTAGAACTGAAACTGAAGGAGCCTAGTCATGGCGACATACACCGCTGGCGATCAGATCAATCGAGCATTAAGGTTGCTTGGGGTGTTGGCTGAAGGCGAAACACCATCTGCCGCTACGTCGCAAGACGCCTTGATGGCGCTCAACCAGATGATTGATAGCTGGAACACCGAACGGCTGTCGGTGTTCAGCACTCAAGACCAAGTGTTTACTTGGCCCGCTGGCTTTATCAACCGCACCCTTGGCCCAACAGGCGACTTTGTAGGCAACCGTCCCATTTTGCTGGACGACGCAACCTACTACCGCGACGCAAGTACCAACGTCAGTTTTGGCATAAAAATGATCAATCAGCAGCAATACGACGGAATTGCTGTCAAGACGGTAACGTCCACTTACCCGCAAGTCATTTTTACCAACATGACTTATCCTGATGTGGATATGTACATTTACCCCAAGCCAACACGGGACTTGGAATGGCACTTTATTTCGGTTGAAGAATTAACTCAACCGGCCACCTTGGTAACAGAAATTCTGTTCCCACCAGGTTATTTGCGTGCGTTTACCTACAACTTGGCTTGCGAGTTTGCGCCTGAGTTTGGTATTGAACCCAGCCCCCAAGTTTCTCGCATTGCTATGACCAGCAAGCGCAACTTAAAACGCATCAACAATCCTGATGATGTGATGTCAATGCCTTACGCTATCGTAGCCACTAGACAAAGATTTAACATCTACGCCGGAAACTATTAAGCATGGACTCGCCCATCCTTGGTGCTAGTTATGTGGCTCGCAGCGTCAATGCTGCGGACAACCGCATGATCAATATGTACCCCGAAGCGGTGCCAGAAGGCGGCATGACTGCGGGTTTCCTATCCCGCGCCCCTGGCCTGCGTCGGTTGGTGGAGATTGGAGAAGGCCCAATTCGCGGCCTGTGGGTTTTGGGTGACTATCTATATGTGGTGTCCGGCAGCAGTATGTACCAAGCAAGCCTGTACACCACCACCACCGCTTGGCGTTTGACCTTGCTTGGCACGGTCACTGGAACGGGGCCGGTGTCAATGTCAGACAACGGCACGCAGCTATTTATCGCCTGCAACCCAGACAGTTACATTTTCAACTCCACCACCAACGTGTTTGCCCAGATTACCGACCCTGACTTCCCAGGCGCGGTCAAGGTGGGTTATCTGGATGGGTACTTTGTATTTAACGAGCCAAACAGTTCTCGCGTCTGGGTGACGCAACTGCTGGACGGCCTGTCTGTAGACCCGTTGGATTTCGCCAGCGCCGAGGGCGACCCTGACCAACTGGTGTCCCTAATCGTTGACCACCGCGAGGCATGGCTTTTTGGCACCAACTCTATTGAAGTCTGGTACGACGCTGGCTTACCGGACTTCCCGCTACAACGCATCCAAGGCGCTTTTAACGAAATTGGATGCTCTGCCCCCTACTCAGTCGCCAAACTTGACAATGGGCTGTTCTGGCTTGGTTCTGACGCCCGTGGGCGCGGTATCGTTTACCGGTCCAATGGCTACACCGGAACACGGGTGTCTACCCATGCCGTTGAATGGCAGATTCAGCAGTATGGCAGCATCTCGGACGCTATAGGCTACACCTACCAGCAAGACGGCCATGCTTTTTATGTGTTGATCTTTCCAACTGCCCAAACCACCTGGGTCTACGATGTGGCAACCCAAGTCTGGCACGAGCGTGCTGGTTGGGATAACGGCAATTTTGTCCGTCACCGTTCCAACTGCCAAGCGTCTTACAACGATGAAATTATCGTCGGGGATTTTGAGAACGGCAACATCTACGCCTTTGACATGGAAGAGTACGCCGACAATGGCGATGTCCAAAAGTGGTTAAGGTCTTGGAGGGCGCTGCCTACGGGGTCAAATGATCTTAAACGCACGACTCAACACACTTTGCAGATCAGTTGCGAAGCAGGCGTGGGCCTTAACACCGGCCAAGGCGACGATCCTCAGATGGTTTTGCGTTTTTCGGACGATGGCGGTCACACCTGGTCAAATGAACGCTCCATATCTATGGGTAAGGTGGGTGAGTATTACCGCCGCGTAATCTACCGCCGTTTAGGCATGACCTTAAAGCTGCGTGACAGGGTTTACGAAATATCGGGCACCGACCCCGTGAAGATAACAATCACGGGCGCACAACTTAATGTGACGCCCACCAATGCCTGATCAGCCAAATATCACGAATATTCCGTCGTCGCGGGTTGGAGTTATCGACCCTCGCACCGGCATGATTTCGCGTGAGTGGTACAGGTTCTTTCTTAACCTGTTTAACCTAGCTGGGGCTGGCGGCAATCAGACTTCGCTGGACGATCTGCAAATTGGGCCACCACCGCAACCGTCTACGGGCGGTTCTGGCACGGTCACTTCAGTAGACGTTTCGGGCGGCACTACTGGCTTGACTACCAGCGGTGGGCCGGTCACCACTAGCGGCGTCATTACGGTGGCAGGCACCCTTAACGTAGCAAACGGCGGCACCGGCTCCACTACGGCGGCAGGCGCTCCATTTGCCCTTAAAGCGGCCAACGCTGACATCACCAGTATGTCCGGCCTAACGGGTGCTGTGGGCAGCCCAACGTCGGTGCAAATGGGCAGCGGCTCGGCCACCACGCTAGCCGCAGGCAAAATGTGGTACAGCGAAGTTACAGGGGCGTGGAACCTGGGCATGGGCGGGGGAAACATCACCCAGCAAGTTGGCGAAGAATTGTTTACCTATGGCAAAGCCTCTGCCGCCATTACGGATTCCCCACTTCAAATTGTTTACCACACCGGCACGGTTGGAGCTAGCGGCGTCGTTACGTTTGCACCTACGATTGCAGGCATTACAGACAACAACGCAATTGTTGGTGTAGCTACCGAATCCTTGGCGCATAACAATTTTGGCCGAGTTACAACTTTTGGAACAGTGCGCGGCATTACCACCAATGGCGCTGCTTTTGGTGAAACTTGGGCTGACGATGATCCAATTTGGTACAACCCAGTAACTGGCAACCCCACCAATGTTGAACCTGTCGCGCCCAACATTAAAATACAAGTTGGCCTTGTCATTAACGCCGGTTCAGGCGGCTCTGGGTCTTTTCACGTTGAAATTAATCGTGGCTCTACGCTTGGCGGCACAGACTCAAATGTCCAGCTAGGAACTCTAGCCAACAAAGATTTACTGGCTTACAGCACTTCTTTGGGCTATTGGACAAACAGCACGTTTTCCAGCTTGGGCGTAGGCTCGGTTACTTCGGTGGCGCTGGCGCTGCCTTCCATCATGTCGGTGTCCGGTTCACCGGTTACAACTACTGGCACGCTGACCGGCACGCTGACTACTCAATCGGTCAACACTCTTTTTGCGGGGCCGTCCAGCGGCGCGGCTGCTGCGCCCACCTTTAGGGCGTTGACTACCGCCGACATTCCCGCCCTGTCCTACGTTACTTCGGTGGGGCTGGCGCTGCCGTCGATCATGACCGTTTCGGGTTCCCCTGTGACTAGCAGCGGGACGCTGACCGGCGCGTTGACCACTCAGGCTGTAAATACTGTTTTTGCTGGCCCGTCTAGCGGCGCTGCGGCAGCGCCCACCTTTCGTGCCTTGACAACGGCTGACATCCCTGCCTTGGGCGGCGCAACGATCAGCAATGACACAACCACGGCCACAAACCTGTATCCGCTGTTTTCTACGGCTACATCGGGTGCCTTGGTCAATATATACACCGGCAACGCTAAATTGTTATACAAGCCCAGCACGGGTGAGTTAACTTCGTCTGCCATGATTTCTAGCAACGGAATCCAGATAAATGCCAACGCCGTGGCGACTAGCTATACAATTGCCACGGGTAATAACGGCTTGTCAGCGGGGCCGGTGTCTGTCAATACTGGGGTTACAGTCACGATCTCCACTGGTTCTACTTGGACAGTTGTATGACAGTAACCGCAAGAAATCTTGTTCCTGCCAAGTTCGTTGAGGGCACTCAAACGACTCAGTACACCGTGCCGTCCAATATTACGGTCACCATCATTGACAAGTTTACGGCCACTAACATCAGTGCGTCTACGACTACGATTAGCGTCAACCTGGTGACCAAGACGTACTCGCCCGATAACAGCAACTTGATTGTTAAAAGCAAAAGCCTTGCGGCCTCAGAAACATACACTTTTTCTGAATTGGTAGGCCAGATTCTGCCTACAGGCGCTTATGTTTCAGCTATCGCCAGCGCGGCCAGCGCCGTCAACATCCGAGTCAGCGGGAGGGAAGTATCGTGAACGATCTAGTAGAAAAAGTTAAATTCCGCGAGGATATTTTAAATTTGCAAGAGCAAATGCAAAAACTAATTGCAGACGGCGAAATGGAAGATCGTTTGCCTGCTTGCACATTGACGCATTATTTCTCGCCCAAAAGTGAAGATTACGGATGCAGCGTTTATGGCCGTCAAATGTTTATCCCGCAAGGAACTTTGATTGTAGGTAAGATTCACCGACACCAGCATTTAAACTTTATCATCAAAGGTAAAGTGTCTGTAGCTACTGAATTTGGTAAAAAGATGTATGAAGCCCCATGCGGGTTTTTATCTGAAGTTGGTTTAAAACGCGCCGTTTTAGCCGAAGAAGACACAATTTGGATGACGGTTCACATGACCAAGCATAATGGCGAAGAATATTTGGATGAGATAGAAGCTGAACTGATTGCGCCCAGCTACAGTGAGATGGGGCTTATTGACAGTATGGCGCAACTTGAAAGGATCACACCATGACTTTTGGAATAAGCGCAGGCACTTGGCTTTTGGCGGGTGCCACCGTAGGAGGTGGTCTTTTAGCCGCTAAAGGACAGAAAGAGGCCGCTGAAACACAAGCCGGTGCGGCTAGAGAAGCTGGAGCAATTCAAAGTGATGTTGCTGACCGGCAACTTGCGTTGCAAAAACGGCAATACGAAGAAGGCGTCGAACGCCAGCAACCTTTTCTTACCGCCGGCACCAATGCTTTGGCAAGAATGCAAGCTGGTGAATTTACCCCGCCCGCCGCATTTAACGTCAACGATCCACGTTACGCCCAACCAGACGCGTTTAGCTTTGGAAAAAATGATTTTCAAGCTGACCCAGGGTATGCTTTTCGGTTGTCAGAAGGGACCAGAGCGCTTGAGCGATCCGCAGCCGCCCGTGGAGGTTTAATTTCTGGCACTGCGTTAAAAGCTGCGTCTCGTTATAGCGGGGACTTAGCTTCGCAAGAATACCAAAATGCGTACCAGCGCGCCCTTACTGGTTACGGCACGCAAGTAGACAGGTCAAATACAGCGTTTAGCCGTGGGCTTACGGGATATAGCGCTGATGTAGCGCGTGCCGATACAGGCTACAACCGTCTAGCCAGCATGGCTGGCGTTGGGCAGACTACAACCAGAGAACTAAATGCAGCGGGGGCAAATTACGCATCCGGCGCGTCAAACACGTTAGGCAATTACGGCACCGCAGCGGGCAATGCAATTACGGCTGCGGGTAATGCTAATGCCGCTGGTACGATGGGGATGTACAACACATTGGCAAGTGGTGTTAATACGTTTGCAAGCGGGTATCAAAATCAAAAGAATTTTAACGATTATTTAGCTAGTCGAAATAGAGTTGTATAGGATAAATTATGGCCGATCTAAACGCACTTATCGCGCAGGGTTACCAGTTCCAGCCGTTGCCTGACCCGTTTGTTCAATACGGAAAAATGCAGCAGTTGGAAAATTCTGCTACTCAAAATCGTTTGGCGCAGCAACAAATGACCGAAGGCGCTGCATTGGCTCCTTATCGATTGGCAGAAATAAAAGCCAAATCAAGCGCAGCCGAATTGGAGTTAAGACAAGTCCAAGGCGCGCAAGACTTTGTTACCGGAATAATGCAAAAAGTTGCCGAAAATCATGGGGGTATAGACGATCCTATGGAAGCGGCGCAACAAATGTTGCTTAACCCAAATCCCAAAGTACAAGCAATAGGCAAAAATTTAGCCGAAGCGTATCAATTAGTTGAAGGGATTAAGCAACAACGAGCATACGCGCAAGGGGAGCCAAGACCTAATTCTTTTGGCGTCCCCGCCACACCCGCACCTGGCGCTGCACCTATGCCTTCTGGAGCGGCCGCGCCCGTTCCTCTTGCACCGGCTGCATCTGGTGATGCTGGCACACCAGTGTTAACTGGCAACGCGCTTGCGCCTCCGTCGGTCAATGCTATGCAGCCAAATAGATTAGAGCAAATTGATAAACGTCTTGCGGTTTTACGTCAATTTCCTAAAGTTCCAGAAGCCATACAAGAACGTACTGATTTGATTGCCGAACGCAACCGATTGTTAACGCCGCTTAATGTTGCGGCGGGTGGTTCTGTATATAACCAGGCTACAGGCGGGTTTAGCCAAGCGCCGGAAAAAACACCTGCGCCTATTGCGGAGTCGCCTTTAGCTAAATTACAAAGGGAGATGGCTGCATTGCCCCCAGGTGACCCAAAACGAACAGAATACGCAGCCATGATTAGAAAAGAAACTAATTTTGCGCCTGCAAATGTAGTTAATGTTTCTAACGTGCAAGAAAAAGAAGAAGGTAAGGAATACGGCAAATTTTTAGTTGAAGATTACAAAGCGGTAAAAGCATCCGCAAGTTTAGCTTTAAAATCAATACCAGCAATTGAAAGCAATCTCGCTATCCTAAACAAAGGATTTGATACGGGTTCTTTTACAGAATCTAAAGCAGCAGCGGCTAAAGTGCTGGGCGCGTTAGGTGTTAAAGACGCAGAAAAATACGCTACAGATTCGCAAGCGTTTCTTGCTAACGCCAGCGCTGCGGTGTTACAAAAACAATTGGAGCAAAAAGGCCCGCAAACAGAAGCAGACGCCCAGCGCATTACGCAAACTGGCGCTCAGCTTGGCAACACTAAAGCTGCCAATGAGTTTGTACTTAAAATCGCCAAGGCTCAACTTCAACGCGACGTTGAACAACGTGATTTTTATGCTAACTGGCGCGACAAAAATCAGACGTTTAATGGCGCTGAAAATGCTTGGAGCACTGGCCCAGGTAGCAAATCGTTGTTTGAACGCCCAGAACTTAAAGCATACGCTGCTGGGCCTAACGTAAAAGAAGTAGCCCCCGATAGGACTAAAAGGCTAGACCAAATTTTTGGTGGAAAGC